GCAGATCAGGCAGATACTCGCTGATGAAGGTCGTTGGAACCGCAACCGAAAGTGGTGCAGGGCGGGCCGTCCCAACCACTTCAACGTAGTAGCTTTGATCCGGCACAGGCCCAACAAAAAATAGAGTGTCGTTAAACGGCACAAAATACTTAGGCACCCCACGGTTGGCCGCCAACGACGATCCGTAGACCGCATCCAAAAACTCCTTAGTCGTCGGCAGCAAAGGAACGCGGGTGCCTGTGTCTGGGTCAGTGGGTATGGTTGCGTTCACAATCAGGTTGATCTGTTCGCTGACCACAAAAGACGTTCCATTGCCCAAGTCTTGCGAGAAAGACAGGTTTCGGTTGCCAACTGTCAACGCATATCCTGCGCCATGCAGCGATACGGATGTGAACAGAAGGTCAAGATCGCGGCAAATGCGAAGGCTGGCATAGTCAATCATCATGGGGAGGATTTCCAAAAAGTTTGGGTCATCCTCCGCCACGACCGCCATCTGCGCGATCTGCGTCTTGTAGGTGGTGTACGTCAGTCCTGCCATGGCTTTACCCCTGTGTCTGAGATGACCTTACATCATCCGAGCAGTTTAGCCAATGTCTTAGGTCCGACGATGCCATCAGCAGCCAGACCGTTGGCGGCCTGCCACTTTTTGACGGCGCTTTCGGTGCCAGAGCCAAACACGCCATCAGCTTCAAGACCCAGTTCAGCTTGCATCCGCTTGACGTTTTCCCCCGTGGAACCTTTTTTAAGGACGCCAGGAATGGTTGCCGCGTTGGCAATGGGTGCCGGAACTGCACCACCCAGAACGGTCAGTGCCGCCTCGTAGTGCTTGCGCCTATCCTCAAGGCCAATGGTGCCACCGTTGATCAGTTTGGTCATCTTGACAATGTCGCCCTCGTCACAGGCGATATTCAGTTTACGGCTGTTCCAGTACCAGCAGGCGCTTTCCAGCGCCCCCTTCTTGGTCTGGACGTAGTCGATCACATCCAGCAGCGTCATCTTGATGGACAGGGCGAAGGCGCTGTAATTATCCTTGCCCGTCAGTTGGATGACGCCGCGCCCACGAAAACGATAACCATCGCCGGAGGCAGTATCTCCATTGCCCATGCGGTTGGCATAGATCACGTTGGCGATCTTCTCAGGCTGCTTGGCGTAGTCTGCCGCATTCCGGCCAGCCTTGGAAAAATACTTGGAGAAAAGTTTTTCCAACGTTTCTGCGCGGTAGTTCAGGTTTTCGGACAGGGCCGTGAAGTTCATGCTTTCGTGGCCGCACTGGGCGAAGAAGCCAGCAATACGGTTGGGTGTGTTGATCTCGTACTTGGGCAAGATTTCCATTGCCGCATCGGCCCACGCCGCAGCATCAGCATTACCATGCAGGATGTGGATGATGTGGTCTTTTGTCAGGATCATTTTTTACCCATGTACTTGCTGACAGCGCGGTTACCAAACCAGAACGAAATAATCGCAGCGAATAGTCCTTTGGTTTCGTCGTCAAACATCAGGTCAACGCCGGACATCCAATCTCCACCCTGTTCCGTTACCTTGACCATGATCACGACCTTGGTTGCCATGAATAGAGCAAAAAACATATAGGTGATAACAGGACGGACAGTGGATGCAAGCTGTGCAGCAAATCCAGAAGAAGGGTTAGCATAGTTGTATATCGCCTTTGTTTCCTCAATCTCAGCCTGCTTGTCCATGACTTGCAGTTGAAGCTGCACACCCTGTGCCGCCATTTCACCCTGCAGTCGCATAGTCTCAATCTTGTTCCTATGCTCTTGCTTCTGTTGGAAAAAGCCGAGGATTTGCGGCAGGAACGATGTGCCGAAACCTAATAGGCTACCAAGAAGCGCAATCATTCTGTCTTCTCCTCTTCCTTCTGGGGTTTGTTGTTGCTTGCCGCAAGAACGCCGCCCAAGGCCCCAACGATGAAAGACGCGATGGGGGTCAGTAGCTCAAAGAACTTGCGGTCATTTTCACTGGATTCCCCCATTGGTTGGGTCACAAAGACCAGCGAATAGAGAATGGTGAAGATCGTCCCGCCAAGAATGAAGGTCAGGGATATCCCAATGAAGTAGCGCAGTTTTGCTTCCAAAAAGGCGGCGTCACCTTTTGCCATTTCGATCTCCCATTAGCTCTTCAGGGCATGAATTTGAGGCTACGCAAACAGGCGGTTGGCATTGCTGCGTTGACCAGTTTTTCGGGTCTTGGCATGGGTAGCGGTAGAAACCGTCTTTGGACATCACAAGGATGCCCACCAAGGTTCCGGCAAACAAAAGCCAAAGAAGTGTTTCTTTCATTTGATGAGCCTTTCCAGCAAGCGTTCGATCTTGGCATCAAGGTTGTCTATGCGGATAATAACACGGTTAATGTCCGCATGGACCTCTGCTTTTGTGACATATTCCTTGGCCATCTCTTCCCGCGTTCGGTTCAACAAGATTTGCAGCCGCTGGATTTCACCAAAGGAGTAACGCAGGATCGCCCCAAACAGGGTCAAGCCAGCGGTAAGAAGCATACTCCAGAGGTTTTCGGTTATCATTACCAAGGTACCCCAGTTGCAGTGACGGGGTTTTGCTGCAAGTAAATTTGATCTGCCAAAGAAGCTTCAACCGCAAACTTGTCCACGCCACTGGCCCACACCCAAGATAAAACTTCAGCTTCCGTCAGTTGATCGTACGGAACAAAGTTAGGTGCTGTTGGGTCGGGCAGGAAGCCGTTTGTGCCGTAGGTGGACGCGCTGTAGTCGCCTTCGACCGAAACGACTTGCCAGTGCGCGGTATAGACAGCGCCGTCAGGAAGGCTGCGGTCAAGCTGTGAGATGGTCCATGTGGTGGTGATCATTTCGTATCCTTACGCGATTGCAACGGTTCTGGAAGCTTCGATCACCGAAGTGCCATCGGAGATGAACTGGAAAATGAAGTAACGCGCAGAGACCGTACCCGTGGCCAAGGTGCCAGTGGTCTTGAAGCCCGTGCCGAACGTCATGGTGTAGCTGGTGGTGCCGGAGGTCAAGACGATCAGGGTGCAGCGCGTACCAGCCGCAGGCACGGTGGTGGTGAACGTACCTGTGGCGTTTGGCGTGACCTGAGCAACGCCATCAGTGGCAAACGCAAGGGCAAGTGTTCCGTTTGCGTGGGTTATGAAGCCGTCAGTGATCACCGAGTTGGATACCAGTGACGTACCCCTGACCGAAGCCTGTGTCGTCGCGCCGACCGTCATGTTGTCAATTGACCCGCCAGTGATCGCGGGGGCTGACGCAAGCACCACCGCACCAGTGCCTGTGAGCGTCTGGAAATCAGTGAAGCCAGCCTCCCAGTCTGCGGCGGTGGTCAGCGTGGTGCCAATACAGGTCACCATTGCGGTCACACCGCTAATGATGGTTGTCACAAGGTTGCCGCCGGAAGAGTTGACGGTCAGGCTTCCCGTGGAGTTGTTGACGATGTGGAACGACCAGCCAGTCCCCAGCGTGGATGTCACGGGCAGCGTGATCGTCTGCGTGGTCGCGCCAGTGAACAGTTGGTACTGGGTGCTGGTGTTGGTCAGGACAGTTGTGCCAGCCGCCGTGGGCGTTGACGTGTAGCCTAGCAAGGCAGCCGCAGCCGCAGGGGCCGTGGTGACCCCCGTGCCACCGTTGGCAACCGGAAGGGTGCCGGAGACGTGGGTGGTCAGGCCGATCTTGCCGTAGGATGGTGCCACACCCACGCCGCCGGAGATCAGGGCGTTGCCTGTGGCTACGTCAGCAAGCTTGGACAGGGTTGTGGTGCCGGAGGCGTAGACGATGTCACCGATGGTGTAGGACGTGATCCCAGTACCACCGCCAGCCGCGCCAACAGCGCCCCACGCGGGGGCAGCGCCGGAGCCAGCCGAAATGATGGTCTGGCCGGATGTACCGTAGTTTGCACCACCAATGCCGAATTGACCTGCGGAACCTAAACGAAGGCGCTCCACTGGGGTTACGGTACCCGTTGGCGTTGTGTATAAAATCATAAGCCCGGGCGCGGAGGTTGGGCTGATAGCACCGTCAGAATAAAAGGCTATCTGCCCCGTGGAACGGTAAGCGGAAACGCCATCGTAGCCAGAGGCAGCAAAAATGCCAAGGGCGGATGATACAGAAACGGCAGTCGGAGCAGCTTTTGTACCGCTGGCGTACTGCAACTTCATTAGGGCAGATGCAGCGTAGTTTGTTTGGTTGTACGTCCCACCATCAACAGAAAGAAGGGTTGTAGGCGAAGTCGTCCCAATCCCCACGTTGCCAGAGGAGTCGATACGCATACGCTCTGTGGAGTTGGTGGCAAACATCATGTTAGTAGCTTCATAGTTTGACAACACAACGTCTTCGCTGTCGTTTATGCCAATCAGGAAACCATCTGTAATGGCTGTGCCAGTAGCCGAGTTTTGGAAGTTTGCGTAAACACCAACGGCTTGATTGTTGTAGGCCTTATAGGCAACCATGTCGGCTGTGGTAAACGTATTTACTTGCGAGTGGACCTTTGCAAGCGGCGAAGTTGTGCCAATCCCCAAGTTGCCGCCGTTTGTAAGCGTCATAACTTGAGTAAATGCAATTGCAGTTCCAGCGGTGCCTGATGGTGCGGTATACCACTGGTGGATACCTGACGATTGGTAGTAAAGAGCAGCAAGGCTTGTTATGCCGTAGAGAGTCGCCCCAGTAGAGTCTATATAATAGTTTTGCCCCATTTGGATACGGTTTGATCCGTTTGAAGCAATACCTGAATATGCGTTGGCTATGTTAAGAGACTTATAGGCAGAGTTCCAAGCAGCAGGAGTGCCGCCAATCCCTACGTTGCCATTTCGGTCAACACGCATACGCTCAATTGGCGTTCCTGTTAGCAAGTCTGTGCTAAATGCAATTCCGCCGCCGGGGTTTCCAACTTCCGCAATACCTGTGATTGATGCTTTTACTCCAGCCCCGGGTGCAGAGTTATCGGCTGAGTAAAACTCAATTTTGCCAAGTTCTTGCGGGCCTGTTGCGCTAAGGTCTGTATCAGTAAATCGCAGGACATTGAGAGCAGTGCCAGCGGTATTGTTTGCCGCAAGATCAAGTTGGGTTGCTGGAGTGCCACCAATCCCTACGTTGCCCGCGCTATCAACCCGCATACGCTCAACGCCAGCCGTAGCCACAGCCACAGTATCCGCAGCGGGGAAGAATAGGCCCGAATTGAGGTCGCCAGTGTGGGTAATAGATGGTGCGGCGGCTGTGCCATCTGCGAAGGATGCTTGGCCTGTAAATGCGGGGTCAGCAGACGGAGCGGCACCAAGATTTGTGCGGGCGGTTGCTGCGTTAGATGCGCCCGTGCCACCCAGAGAAACTGGGATCGGCAAGGTAGTGGGAAGGCCCGCGCGCGTAGCCGCGATCATCTGGTTCAGACTGATCTTGACCGAGGCTCCAGCCTGCACACCCTCGAAAAGCTCTGCCCCAGACAATCCAATGACGGCGGGCAAATTTGGGATTTGTATAGAACTCATTGGATTGGTCCTGTCTCTGGAACTGTTGTGTTGTTATACGGCAAATCAGCTTCAGTTGCCAGCGGCGCGGTTTGGGCTGCGGGATCGGTGCCAGGCTGTTCGTTCAAGCTGCCATCTGCAAAACCAGTTTGCTGCGTGACGCGGTTGTTGTCGTTTTCGGTGATACGGAAATCACCGCCAGGCACGGTGATGCCCGTCTTGGCGTTGACCGTGCTGCCCTGCGTCATGCGATAGTCCGTCTCCGCCTGAATGAAGTATTCGGGGCGGGCGTTCATAATCACGGGAGGATCGGCTGGCAGAACGATGGAGCGAAGCTGTTGCTGCGGCGTGTCCGTGCAGGGGTCGCACACCAGAATGCGCTTGTTGATCAGCGCAGCGCCAGCCCAGTCAAACTGCCACGACAGGTCCACATGGTTATACCGCCCCCCACACCGATCACATATGGCGTGGGCTTGCGGGTTCTTTGTGCTTGTCCTTGCCTTACCAGAGCGCGATGCGTAGCTCATCGGAAGTAGCCCCCGATCATTGGGCTGATGTAGGTGTTGACGGCTTCCACGTCTTGATCTGCGGCAATCTGGTAGCTCTCGTCGGCCTGCGCCTTTAGCGCCACGGCCATCTGGGGCTGCCAGATGCGGGCCAGACGGTAGGCCAGACCATCCGCAAAGCATTCCAGCCAGCGGTAGGGAATTTCTACATTTTCGCCATTTTGCAGGTTGGCGTCTTGGACCTGCCGGACGCGGTAATACTTCAGGGTCGTGGCCGAGGAGCCGTCCGGCACGGGCCACAGCGTCAGAGTGGGCGAGATCAGGCGGTCGAACCAGTACGATGTAGGGAAGCCCTGTTGGGTCTTGTTGGGGTAGGAAGCGTATTCCGTGCGTGAAATCGGCATGATCACGCGGTCAGGGCCATTAACCGTGGTCGTGTAGGCATCCAGCACCATGATGGTGTTTCCATCAACGGCGTAGGTGGTCTGGCCCTGTATTAGCGGCTCCGTTACCAGTTCAACGGCCCAGAGGTTGACCCCTTGATTTGACCACCGCGACAGCATCATGTTCGTCGCCATGCGGGCGCTTTCCATATGCTCTTGCAGCACCGCAGCCGGACGGACCCCGATGTTCTGGTAGGCATACAGGACAATTTCGCCCAGCGCCGGATTGAACGCATATGTGCCGCTGGTGGTCATCTGATCAACACTTCCATGCTTTTAAGGACAGCGCCTTGCGTGTCGGCTTGCCCTTCTCGTCCTTCATCGGACCTTCCATGCCACCCATCCTAGCACAGAAAGACTTCTTACGGGCAGCGTCTTTTTCGGTCTTGGGTGACGGCGCAGGCGGTTTTAGGTTGTGACCCTCCGCCTTTGCCGATGCGCGGCCAACGGCATTGAGGCCGCCCTTTGGGTCCTGTCCGGCTTTACGCTGCCAAGCTGGGGTCTTCGCCATTCTTCACCGCCAATCCCATTGCTGCAAGAGCATCAAGGCCATTCATGCCTACAACCACATTAACACGATCTGGCTGTGCTTGGATAGGTTCAGATGTCGTGTAGCCCTCAAGCGGCCCAGAAGCCACCTGATAGTCGTTTGTGCCATCTGTCCAGATAGGCGCGGTGGCAGGATCAACGTTGGGATCGGTAAAGGTAGGCGGGCAAGCTATGGTTGTGGTTTCCATCAGTAAGCCCCTGTCTTTCCGTTGACCCAGCTTTCGGTAGATGTGATCTGCCCAGTGGTAAGGTTAGGCCCGAAGCGCACGATCAGGCTGTAGATGCGCCCGTTGTAGGGGTTTGATGTTCCACCACGGCGGCCAATGTAGAGCGGATAAGCAAGATAGTTCCCTGTGCCTTGATCGCCTGTGTTGTTTGCAACCTGCGTTCCATTTACCCGCAAAATACTTGTGTCGGTTGCTATATCCCCAACACCAGTCAAAACACTCGAAATTGGGGCAGCATAAACCCCTGCCCCCGAAATTCGGAAAATTGATCCTGCGGAAGCAAAAGACCAAGTCCTGCGGGACGCATCGCCTGTCAGAGTTGAAGCGCCCAAAGCAACGCTCCCATTGGACGAATCTGGAATTGTAGAAGTTTCGGCAATTGTTTGGAAAGCAGTATCACTCAGCTTCCGCACCCCAGCAAACATCTGAGCCTTGTCGATGGCTGGTGTGATCGTATTCGTGACCATGCCGTCATCCACGCCGTCGAAGGCAAGGTAGGATGCAGATGCAACGCCAGCCTGTGTGACTTCGTACTGCGACACGACCTTCTGGTAGGCTGTGGCGGTGGAGCCTACTTCGAGTTGTGCGCCCCAGATGTAGACGCCGGAGGTTCCATCACCGATAATAGTGGCAAACGTAGCTGCAAAGGATGGATAGACCCCGCCCGCACCAGACATTGCATTGAACGCCACAACACAGCGCCACCATCCGTTACCTACGTTAGTCGCGGAAGTTGTAACGGCATTGCCAATTCCGCTGATAACTCCTGATATTAAGTTGAAGGTCGCTGAAACGAAAGAAGAGTCCTTTCTACGGCACGAAAAAACTATAGTAGAATACTCTGCTGCCTTGGCATATAACGATAGCGTGTAAACAGTGTTATCTGTCAATACGGTATTAAAGTTTGTCGAAGACCCTATATAGTGTTCTGTAGCGGCGCTTACAGCGTCAACCAGCTTATCGGCGGTAGTTGTCCCATCTGGCGCTGTCGTGGTGTTTGCTGTTATAGTTGCACTATTCTTCTGCCAACCCGCATTATCAAACTGCTCAGTGAACGTCAGTAGGTTGCGTGTCCCCGTGATGGGGTTGATCCCGTAAATAGGACGCTGCGTGGAGGTGGCTTGTGTGGCGTGGTTGCCAGCGAGTTCGCGCATGGACGTTAAGGTAAAGGAAGCGGTGGCGGAGCTTGATGTTATTGTAAATAACCCTGAGCCAGCCAGTGCGTAAAAGGTTTTAGTTTCTCCCAGCAAAAGCACTGTGCCAGAACCTGCTTGAGAGCCAGAGCGCACGGTAATACCTACGCCAGCCGTACAAGAAACCGTAATCTTGTAGTAGCTAGACGTAAGCCCAGACCATTGCACAAAAGACTGATTGCTTGCATCGACTCGCGTTATTGAACCCGCGCCGTTTGAGGTGTTGTAAGTTGCCGCTGTCGCCGTGCCAATTAAGCCAACTACCCCCGCAGATTGCAACTCACTCCCAAGCACCAGCCCCTTGGACTTATCCAGCATCAAGCCAACAGTCTGATTTGGAGCAGTTACAGGCGTGGTCCCTGCGTTGTCCTGAAAGAGCGTGGTTATTTGCGAGGGATCGTACCAAGTGCCGGGTTCTGCCGCTGCAAAGAGGGAAGCGGGGGACGCAGAACCCCCACCACGAACAAGGTTCAGACCAATCCCTACAAACATCTCAGTACAGAGCCACGATGCTGGTGGCAGAGGTGCCAGTGGCGTAGATGCGCGTCACTTGGATGGGCAGGATCGTGCCACCCTGAACAGCGACAAACAGGACCGATGAGCCACCGTCAGCCATATCAACGGTGAGGTTACCAGCCGCGCCGATGTAAAGCGCACGGGTGGGCTGTCCGTAAATGGTGCTGTCGCTGGTGGTGACCGCAGAGGCGCGGTGAGCCGACACTGTGGCGTCAGCGGAAAGATATGCGGCGGTTGCCATTGGGCATCTCCTGATGAAGGGAAAGGGCCGCTAGGCCCCCTCGTTACTTTACTTTGGCAGCGGCTGCCGACATCAAAGGCATACCATGAACGCCCTGCCCACCAATGACATTCTTGCTGCCACTGGTGGTATGCGCGCTGGCATCTTCCGTTTTAGACGGTTTGCCCACTGAAACAGTGGTCTTGACCGTCATTGCGGGTTTTTTGTTACCTACACGCATCAGGGCAGATCGTGCGCTTGAATGTAGCGGACGGTGATGGTGCCAACGCCAACGCCAGTGTTTGCCGACTTGACCCAGATACGCCTGTCCGTGGTGCCGATGTCGTCCCATGCTGCTGCGCGGGTTGCGTCAGCGCCAGGGACCATAGACACCAAGCCAAGAATCTGGGCGGTCAGGGCGCAAAGCTCAGTGGCCGTTGCGGAGGTGCCAACGCTCAGGGTGTTGGTTGCGTCCCACGCCACAGTGTTCAGCATCTGGATGTTGATGACGTGGCTGTTGGCTGGCAGCACGATGCTGGTGCCGAGAGCGGTAGCGGTGCCAGCCTGAGTGATCGGGAACACTTGGATCATGACAACCGAGCCAACGTTCTTAACGTTTTGGCCGAGGGTGGTGCCGGAGGTGTCGAGGATGTTGCCCGCGCGGATCGGGCCAGTGAACGTAGTCTTACCCATTTTGGGTTCCTTTGCACGATGTGGCCGCACTGTCTGTGCAAGGTCCGCTGGGAACGGTCAGGGCGGCGATAAGACCCAGAAGGAAAGAAGGGGGCCAAAGCCCCCCTCCAATTTATTTTTACGAGGGGGTTGAACCCCACACAGAGCGCCAGTTATAGTAGGCGAAAGAGTAGCGTTCGTACCCTTTAACCAACAAGTTATCTGTGACAAAATCCACTTGCATATCTGTTTCAAACTTGACACGCTCCATGTAGGAGAGGCCGTCAATGTTTGTCAACAGGAACCAAGCCGAGGCCGAAGTGAAGAAGTCGTTAACCATGTAGCCCTCTGGCAGACCGCCAGCGGTGGACATGATCGCGTTCACATCGTTGTCAGCCGTGCCGGGCCGCAGTTCCGTCTTCGTCAGGCGGATGGCTACGGGTTCCAGTTGCGGCGGAACGATCAGCTTGCGGCCACGAGCGAAGACCTTCAGGCCAGCCTGATCTTTGAAGGCGGTACGAATACCGATCATACCGTTCAGCAGGGTTGCTTCGTTCAGTTCCACTTGGGTTGTGGGGGTGTTTGCAACCGTGCCACCGTCGATGGGGTGTGCGGTCGAAAGCAGAGCCACACCGTCACCACCGATGGACGCGTTGTAGGTCGTCGCGGTGTTGAAGATGTTTGCCGCGTAGATTTCCTTGGTCTGCTGGAAGCTTTCGATCAGGCCGAGGTTCGACGGCTGGAACTGTGTTTTGTACAGGTTGTCGTCGATGGCCTTGCGGGTGATCGCGTAGCCCAGACCGATTTCAACGTGTTCTTGGTTGTAGATGTAACGTTCGCCAGCACCGTTGTCGAAGGACGTTTGCGCGCCTTCCGTCTTCAGTTGTGCGAAGCCCAAGAAGCGCATCTCAGCGGTGCGTTCCAGCGCCATCTTCGAATTGTGCTTGGTGAACATCTTGTCGTACTGAGATG